TTTTGAATTGCAATAGTTCCAGATGCTAGTGTCTTAGCAACCGAAACAGTTCCACTGATCAATGAACTCGTTGATGTGTTTGCGGTTGCTTGCATATCAACCGACGCATTAGACTGAATCCTAACTGCACCAAATAATTTTTGACCCGCGGGGTGCGTTAAATTTAATGCAATGTCTCTAAATCTATCCAATGAAATAGGAGAGTTAACTTGATAAGAATATTCTTGATAGTAGTCTGAATCTTGAATATATGATCGTTGTGAAGAAAGATGAGATCTGGATGAAGTATAATATCCTTCAGAGTTTGCGACACCAGAAAGTTCAATAGTCCCGGTTGCAGAAGTTGCCAACTGCCTATTAGTTGCTTGAATAATTACAACTTCTCCGTTACGATATGCGAACCCAGAGTCTAAAACTCTAAGACCTGTTAATGTTCCGTTCGCACCGATGCTAGAACGAACAACTGCATTCTTTCCTAACACCCCACGATCTTCTATTGAAACGATCTTTGCTTGTGCTGAATCCTTAAGTTGACGAGTATCCGCAGATCCCGGTGTGTATGATTGATCGTAAATTTCGATTGTGCATACTGCATCGTTTGCGAAATTTACATTTCGAGGTTCTCTCTGCAAGAAATCTTGGAAGACCCGAACTTGAGTTTCATAAGTTCCATTAGCATACTGTATCGTGCTGATTGGAATACCAGTTCTCTGAGAACCTTTAACATCACCAGAAGCACCAGTTGATGTCTGAACAATACGGTCATTCGTATCAATTGTAGTGAATTGAGAGTTACTTGGACTCGTATCCCAATTGGCGTCGTCTGTTTGTAATGTGAGAACGACCTCACCAATTCCAAGAGATGCGATGTCAGGTTCAGTTATACGAATCGTAGGATTCAGAGTATAACCAGATCCACCAACTGGCAAACCAAGAGACACAATTGTTCCAAATGTAGATGCCTCAAAATTCAATGCATCTCTTAAAAGAGTAAATGTGTTTTCTATCGTGGTGTTTGTAGTTGAGTATGCAACATTGCCCACTGTAGTATCAGTGGATACATCGAAAATTCCTTCATCTGCAATAAACCTTCCCATTGGACCAGTGTCAAATTGAGTCGAAACGTTTGCTTGATAAGTAACACTATCCGTAGTGTTCACTGCACCGATTCTGTATGTGTAAAGGTCTCTCCCACCCAAACTAAACGAATCTACAGTTCCGACTGTTTCTCCATTTGCTCTGAATGGGACGACATTATCAAAAGTGATAACGTTAACTTTTTCACTTGCTGTAAAAGAATCACCATAGTTACGAACCATCAATTCGACGGTGTCTGTACCTGCATTATACACAGAATCAATGTGCTGAACTACTGCATTTGCACCGGAAGTTACTCCGTTTAAAATATCACCGACTTTAATTTGAGGATCTACTGTATTTGCAATGGTAAGAGTGCTATTATAATATCCGTTTGTAGTTCCAACATGACGAACAATTCCTGTTGTACCAGAAGATCTACCTGCAACGATATCTCCAAGAGATAATTCATTGCCACTTATAATACCAATACTTACAGGTTGTATTCCTACGGTATTTGCAAAGAATGACGAAACTGTTCCAATAGTTGTTCCGTCTGAAGTGTTAAGATTAATTTTTTCTGAGGAGGTAAAATTTTTATATCCGTCAATTTTGATAACAACATCTGTGCTGTCATATGATCTAATAATTTCTTTTACTACCGCATTTGCACCGGAGGTTTCTCCAAATAGGGAATCGCTAACAGATAATCCCGGATCAGAGGTGTTAGCAACAACTAACACCGCATCAACATGATCTCTAAAATTAATATTGTTTTCAATTTGTTGTTGCTCCCTAAATCCATAATCTGGAGATCCAAGGATCATGTTTGCAAAGGTAGATAATTTTGCAGATCCCTCTGGAGACCCACCAGTGAGTTCTGGGTCTGCGATTACTGGCGCATTGCTTCCAAATAAGGTATTTGATGTGATGAGATCTGTATTAATCGTGATTGCAAATGTATCTGATATATCAGATGTACCAATTTGAAAACTTCCGAGTTCAGTAGTGTCTCCTCCAATTATTTCAATAATTGAACCATCAGGTTCTGTGGATGCTGTGTAACCAGACCCACCATTGACGAGAGAAAATGTGAGAGATCCACCAAGATCTTGAGTTGATGTGACAACTACCTTTCCAAAATCTCCGTTGAGAGAAGAAATAATTTTGAGAACATCACCTGCTTCGTATTCACCACCGACACTATTAATAGTAATCTTGTATATACCAGCTTCAATTTTAGGAGTATGACCAACACCACCGACATCAGATAATAATCTAATAGGTTCTAAATCGTTAAATGTCCCTTTAACATTTGAAACAATAATTTGGTTGATATCTCTGCCATTAACAGTCTTACGAATAACATCTTCTACAAGTGCCTCTGCTTGAGATTCAATTCCTTTTATTGTCTTTCCGATAAAACCGTAATTTTTTTGATCAAACACTGCAACCAAATATCGATCAATATTCCACTCTCCATCCGAAACTTTAAGAATCTGATCGGCAGGATATTCGATTTCAATATCTTCATTGTACAATGCTTGGAAAAGAAGTTTGTATGATGCGATAGTTCCACGAGATTGATTGAAGTACTTTATGTACTTAATCATCAAGTTTTTATCTGCAACAACATTAATAGGAACATTTGGTAAAAATGAGTTGATGAAATTATTAATAAACTCATCGATGGTTGTCGTTGCATCTCGATACGACATCAGATTGCGTACTGCATCTAATGCTTTTCCGTTTGTTTCTAAGTACTCATAATATGCTTCGATAAAGAGAAGAAATTTTTCTCCGTCTTCTTTGTAAAAATCTGGAAACTGCTCTCGGACTTGTTTCGCCATTTTGTCGATATACAAACTGGAATCACCGACCCACTGACGAATTCCTGTAGGACGAACATTCGATCCATGAGTTGCACCTGTTAAAGGCATGTAGAAGGTTTGAGTGATTCCTTCAAATGTATGAGAGTGAGACACTCCCGATCCATTCTTATCTAAATCATATGCATTTGCTTCGGACTGTGAAACAAAAAGAGGATAAAAGTATCCAGTTTGACCAACAGAAGAAGATCCTGATCTACTATCACTTGCGGCAGTTCCATTAATCCAGAACTGAATTCCCTTTCCTACAGAATGTGACATTAATAGGAACTTCCTTGACTTGAACTAGTTGCAACTGTCTTACCGATGCCTTCACCGATAACTGTTACTGACGCATCATCTGCTTGCATTATAAGAATTTGTTCCCTCACCGGAATAATGTCAAAAGTGTCGGGTCTTGCGGATATTTTAAGTTCTATACCAGAGTAACTTGTTGGTTTAAAATTGTTAATAATTACTTGACCAGTATCATAGTTTACAGTACCGATTGAATCGTTCACAACAATTTTTTGTTTATCAACATTAAATCGATACACCCTAACAATCCCATTGAGATCGTCAAAGAAACATGTAAAATTATTCAAAACAAATTGAGTCGATTTTAAACTTCCTTTACGTAGAGAGTTGCTAAAATTTAAAGTAATTTTTTCTGCACTGTTTGTGTTTGGAGTAATTCGTTTTTCTAAATTTATAATCGCATCATTGTTTATAATTGAACCAATGCTAATATTGTCCAATGCTCGCACAAACTTTGAGTACCTCAAACGATTGCCAAATCGTTCTAGATTGCTTGTGGAAAAACTTGTAATGGTGTCTTTCACTGCTTGAATAATTGAAGAGGTTGTTTCTGTGGTTTTTGTTGCATCAAAATTTGTGGTAATTGTAGGTATAAGATATGTGTATTCTGGGTCAATAATAACAGGATCAATTGCAAGAGGAACACGGTCAAGTATTGACAATCTTATAGCATTTTTTCGAGTTGTGGTTATAAAATTTTCAGAGAAAGGTTTTGCCGCGATGTAAACTTTACCATATACTGGAGGGTTTGCTTTTTCTCCTCCAAACGCAACCACAGATTGCAAGTCTGGATTTTCAGTTAAAATAATCCTAGAATAATCGTTTTCGTTAACCGCACGATTCTGTGTTTCATAATGCCTTGGTGCATTAAATTTAATAGAATCAATTGATTCTTGAGGACGACCACCAGAGGATGCACTGTTTACTGTTAGTGCCACATTAGTATAAGACACAGATGCAGGTTGCACATTAAGAGAGTCCACACTAAATGTTGATGATCCATTAGTGTCTTCACCACTACATACAAGATAATCTACAATGATAATATTTCCATTGACGACTGCTTTACCAAGAGATCCGTTTCCAAACACAATTTCATATTTTCCATCACTTGCTTCTTCAAGAAAATAAACACTGTCTGTGGATAAAACTTGTGCAACATTTGTCGCACGAGAAAATTCTACTTTTGTAGTATCCGCAGAAGAATTTTGCACATTGACAACGATACTAGTAGTGTCTACATTTTCATTGGGAATGATATATCGAGCTGGATTGTTTGCATCAACTACAAATCTATGTGTTACAGGCGTCCCTTCTTTAATTGTAATGTTTTTAGTATATGTCGGAGACGCACCACCAGACTTAACGACAGTAAATGCTTCTGGAGTAACATAGGTGTATTGAATGTCATCAATTGTTGTTGTGAATGTTGAGTTTTTAGGAATGGTAAACTGAGAGACAGTTGAGGAATCAATGCCAGTGAAAGTCAAACTGACATTTGCACTTGCACCCACTGCGGAAATAGGAGTGTAACCCAACGACTTTGCAAATGATGCGACTGAATCTCTCTGCTGTGCAGTATCCAAAAACATTTCGTTCGCAAGCATGTTAATGTAGAAAGAATTGTAATGCGTGTTGTATGCCAGAACGTCCAAAAGAACCGCCATTGCAGAACCTTCAAAATCATAATCAGAAAATTGATTTTGTGAAGACAAGTAAGATTTTAAATTAGTTCTGATGTCCTCAAAATCTAATTCTGTAACTCTTAAATAAGTATTTGCTGTGGTTGTCATCCTATCGGACTCTCTCTAAAATTACATCCAGTACAACTGGTTCTGGATCGTTTAAAATAAAAAATGCAATTGATAAAGTGACCGCATTTAAGTCTGGTCTTTCTTCTACCAAAACATCGATTAGATCTGCACGAGGTTCATAGTTATTAATAACTTCTCGTATTGAATTCTCCATATTCTGTTTTGTGATTGGAGTAAATAATTCAAATAAGTGATATCGAATTCCACAACCAATATTAGATTTAAAAGGTCTTTCATAAAAATCAGTCAATACCAAAGATTTAACAGACTGCTTAACAGCATCTCTGTTTGTTTTACGCGACAATTTTTTAGTATTCGGATGCGGTATGAATCCAATATCTATGTCACTGTATAAATCTGTTTTTGGTGTTGGCATCTGTTAACTCTTTTTTCTTATATTTAGTTAGAATTTTTAGCAGTTTGAATTTCTGCTCGTCTTTCTTTACATAACTTTGCAATTTCTGCTAGTGCTTTTCTCGCACGAGTACCTGCCGTTTTATTTCCATTCTCAAATTTTTCATTTTCTATTAAGTAGATCTCGTATAGTCCTACTAATGCGTCATGACTTTTCATAATTTACCTCTTGACAAAATTCTTAATTCTGTATATAATAACTATGTGGTTTTTTAAGTCTGATTAGGTGCTGAAGTAATACCTGCTTCAACACCTGCTGTATCTGTATGTGTATGCTCGACCAGTGAAATACCAGAAGCAACCACATCACCAGTTCCTATTGTAATTGTTCCAGTTGATGCATTGATGTTCAGATCTGTACAATCAAAATCAACATTTCCATCGACAAGAATCTTTACGTTTCCTTTGACATGAATTGAATCATTATTTGCAACCACTGTATAACGATCTTTTATTATGTGCGTTGATACAGTACCATCAGGGTGTACTTGATAAAAAGTGCCTGACTTGTGGTATTCTCTAATTCGTTCAGCATTCGGTGTATCATCGAATTCCTTAATATGTCCGCTTTCAGTTTGCATAACATGATTATATGGATATTGTGTATTGTATGGATCTGAGGGTTCACTAATTGATGCATCTGCGGTGTAAGAAATTGTATTGTTACCTACTGCAAGTTGATTTGTATCAATCGTCCCATTCTGCGAACTATTAATGGTACCAAGAATCATCGGTTCTTGTGCTCGTTCACCATCAATAAAAAATCCTACAACCCAAGAACCTACAAGTAATCCTGTTGGTGATTCTCCGATACCCAAATCAGAAGCACTTGTTACAGGATTAACTGGTATTGCCCAAGGAAGATCTTCAGTAGGAATTTGTGACTTATCGTCAGTGTGCCAACCGAAACACCGGACACGCACACGACCAAGCTGTACAGGATCATTACGATCCTCTACAACTCCGACAAACCAAGTAAAATTACCCCTTCCTATGAAGTTTCTCATTCTCTACCTTTTCTACATAATTTAAAAAACTGAGGAGACCATTTTTCAGGGTCTCCTTAGTTACTTCTTGCTCTTCAACCCAATCAGTGAGCGTATCCAATCCATGATCATTTCTTTTTTGATTTTTTTGTTCTCTTTGGTTCTTCAACGAGAGTTTCCTCATGTGCGGGTTCTTTAATTTCTTGCAGAAACTCCGGTTCTTGCGGAACTTGAATTTCTGGTTCTACAATTTCTTGGATAAGTTTTTTATTTCTATGTGATCCCGGTAATGGCATATTGCCTCCTTACTGCTTAGGTATTTTAATCTGACGCAATGCGTCTTTTGGTACATTATTTTTAATCCAACTGAATACTTGCTTCTGAACTGCCGCGTCCTTCATGAATGATTTACCAGACTTCTTCAGTGTGACATAAGTGAAGTCCTTGACAATCATTTTCTTTGAACCACTGCCCTTAATCACATTCCCGTCGGCATCAGTATATGGAATCGTGTTTTCGCGATTGTTGAGAATGACTCGCACCTCACCGTTAACACCTCTTGGAAGTTTTCCTTTGATGATCTCACTCATAGTCTTTGACGCACCAACATGCGTTTGAAGTAAAATGTCATCCGGAACAACACGGTCACGTTCTTGGTTTGCCTTAACTGCCACATAGTAGTCTGTTAATACCCAAGTCACATGAATATTTTTTGCATCATATCCCAACGCATTTAGCATTGGCATTATTTCTTTAATATCTTCGATCTCTTTCAGTGTAACATCAAACATCAAGTTTGGCAAGGTATCTTTAGACTTAGACTGAGAGAGAGACTTGGCAAGCAGATTCAATCGAGAATCTTTGACACCAGATTTCTTGACCATCATGTGCAAATCAAATACGTCTTGGGAGTTACGTAAATCCATATTAAGATCACGGACTTTGATAAAAAGTTTTTTCAGTTCATCGACATCAAACACTT